ATAACATCTTCAGCAGTATCACCAGGTTTAGTACCGTCTATCTTTGGTCCTATATCATCAAGTATTTGTTTTGAATCATCTAGTGGTGAGTTATTTGAAACTTTACCTGCTCTATTAATATCAATTACTTTTGTTGATTCATCTAATAAAGGATTAATTTGTCTTAATCCTCTAAATGCTTTTCCTATTTGTCCTACACCTTTAGCACCAAAATATTCTTCAATAGCCATTGCACCAAAGTCTATGCTTCCAGATAAAAAGTTATATGCACCTGAACCTGGTTTAGTAAATAAAGAAGCTTGATACCTTCCAGGAGAAAATAATATTCTTTGTTGGTCTTCATTGTCATATACAGATTTTTGTTGAAATGCCCAACCACCTTTTCCATATTTTGTATTTGAAGTAAATGAAGCAGTTAAACCAGAAGATTTTCTACCTGCAAAAAAATGTATTCTTGTAGGATTATCTAAACTTGTATAATGTTGTTCACCATTTTCATCATAAGCTTTTAATGGTCTACCTACTTTGCTATAAAATAAATCTTTAGCTTGTTTTTCTGAATAACCATATTCAGTAATTAATTCTTGATATCTTGGGTCATTTTCTGGTTTTAATGTCTCCATACGCATCCAGTGGTCCCTATTAAAGTTAATAGGATTACCTGCGTACATTTCTTTCCACATAGCTCTAAATACAGTTTCGCCACCCATTTTGTGAGCTTCTTGAAACATATCAACCATTTTATTTAAAGTTCCTCTTACATCTAGTTTTTCACCAATACCATCAACTTGAGTAAAACTAACATCAATAGCTAATGCATCTTGTGCTTCTTGTTTTGTAGCTCCTTGTCTAATTTTTCTATCATAAAGAATTAAATCTCTTAAATATGCTTGAGACCTACCTACAGGCATTCCTCCCCATAACATAGGTACCATACCTAAAGGACCAGCAGTCCATTTACCTCTTAAACCAAAGTTTTGCCAAAAAGCATCATAAGCTTGTGCAGCCCAAACACCATATTGTATATCTCCTGGTTTAGCTCCACCTGGTGATAATCCCATAGTCCAAAAATCAATTGGTTTAATATGCATAGTATTTTCAAAATCACCACCATTTTTATAATGGTCTTCAGTTAATTTATCCCATAACTCTGATTGTTCTTGAACATTAGATAAAGAAACTTCTTCTACAATATCTTGTACAGCTTCGTTTTGTGCTGCATTAGGTACAGTAAAAGCAATTTCTTTAGCTAACGTTTTAGGTAATGCTGGATAAGCAGTTGTAGTATCAATTAAGTTATCTGCTATAGCTTCTCCTTCAGGAGTTTTAAATATTTGTTGCCAGACTTTATATTGTTTATTTAATGATTCTATTGCAAATAATGCATCCCTTTCCATAAAAGGGTCTTGAAAAAGGAAACCCATTAAACGCTCCTAGTATTTATTAACTCCGCTATAACTGGGTGTGGGTTAACAGAATACAAAGCTGCAAGAATAATATCGGTTTCATCTTCTAATTGGTCAACAGGTCCAGTTCCTGGTCCGAAAGCAGCTCCTTGACTAATAGGTTCTTGTGGTCTTTCTGTTGGAGCAAAAACATTAGGTCTTGCTGGTTGGTCCATTGGAAATGGAGCATTAGCTCCTCCTGAATCTCCTAATGGAGCAGCAGCTTGTTGTGCAAGTAATTGTGTTTGTTGTCCATATGGCATATCAGGTATTCTAACTTCTGGTTGTTTCCCATCAGTTCTCTGACTTAATGCACCTGGACCACTAACAGCAGCTGGTTGTGATGGCTTTCTGTATCCACCTCTACCTCTTTTTTTAGCCATAGTAATCATCCTTTATCATTATTATTATTCCTGGAGCAGGATTGATAATTGTAAATGCTTGGTTTCTAAAAGGGTCAAACAAGTTAACTTCTTCTTCATCCATTTCATCAACAATACCAAAATTGCTTTCGATTATATTCCAAAAATTAAGTTCTGTATCTTCCATATCCATTACATACCACCGCCTAATGCTTGAGCTACGCTTGGTGGGCCTGCTTGTTCTTGCATCATTTGTTGTTCTATGATTGCTTGTTCTGCAGGTGGTAGTTGTGGTTCTTGTGGTGTGTAAAACATCTTAAGTATATCTGTCATTTCACCTGGATATTCATAAATAGCTATAACAGCCATAGTTGCAGCCATATCACCTTGAGCTGACCTAGCTAATACAGATTCAAATAAAACATTTTCAGCTTTATTTTTTCTAATACGTTCTTGTACTTTAGCTATATTATCAAGACCATCAATATTATCTTGTAACGTTTCTGTGTCTATAACACCAGCTTGTAACAATTGCAAACCAGTAACAATTTTTTGTGGTTCATCAAATCCGGCCATAACACCATAAACACGTCTTGTTCTATATTCACCTGCAATATCTGATAATGGTGCATAATTTTCAGAGAAACTTGTACCTGCGTAAAAACCTGTTATAGGTTTCTTTTGTAATTCTGGGAATTGTGCAGCTAATAAAGTATCCATCTCTAATCTTTTAGCATCCATTTGTTGCAAACCGTGTTTAACTATTTCTCTATATTCATTAATCATTAATGACATAGTGCTATTTAATTCTGATAAACCTGCTCCTGTAACAAATGAATTAGGTGATTGGCTATCGTCAGTAACTGGATAACCACCTACCATACGCAATTGTCTTTCTAATCTATCTACTTGTTGAAATAATTGATAAGGTATATTGTTTTGTGGTTTAGAAACTTGTGTACCTGGTGCTAAATAGTTAACAGCAAATCTACCTTTTCTGTATTGGCCTGATTCTAATTCACCAGATATGTTTGTTTCTGTAAATACTGAGTCTTCCATAGCTATAGCTGACATAATATTTATTTTTGCCATCATAGCCATAAGGCCTATTACGTGGTCGTATTGTCCTTTGAGTTCATCAAAAGCTAATCGTTTCATAAATATAAATGGAGTACCAGACAAGAAGTTTGGAATAAAATCTAAAATCATATTTTTTTCTGGGAATACTACATAAGTACCACCTACGTCATAGTATTCAATAATTCTTACGCCTTGTCCTGTATTATCTTCCCAATTAGATTGCCTATCAGTTTCATATTGTTGTCCTACACCACCAGGTCCATATGATGCTTCATTAGTTTCTGATTCATCAGGATTTAAAATTTCTTTTGCAAATTCAGGATACAATTGTGCAAGTTTATATCTAGGTACTCTTCTTAGTACTGCAAGTTCTCGTGGTTGTTGGTCAGGGCCAAAGTTCCCTGGGAAAGTATCGTACGGGTCACGGAGTTCTGCCGTAGGATATATATAACCATTTTTATCTGTGCGTGTCGTTATTATCCAGGCGCAGTATCCGTAACCTGGCAACCATCTAGCTGCCTGTCCTAATTGTAGCGAAAGATTTTGTTTCTCGTCATAACTTGTAACAATTCTTTCTAACTTCTCTGCTCTGAATTTAGCTCTGTCAGATGTATTATGATTTAATATATCTACACGAACTTGTGGTATACCTGAAATTTTTTGTGCAAGTCGGTCAATACCTGACTGCAACATGTTTGGAGCTGGTAATAAATCAGCATCTGATGATTCCATTTTTTCACCAAGTAATGCTTTCATACCTTCAACTCCACCATTCAAAATTGCTTTAATTCTAGCTTTTTGAACTTGTCTTTCTTTTGACGGTTTGCCATTAACTAATTGAGTAGCATTATCAACTATCTCTCTATAATTCTTAATATCTAAATTTTCTATCCCCATGGTGCCTCATTATACTCTGTATATCCAAAATCTGTGTAACTAGCCTCATAATCTAGTCCCATGCCTGCGAGTTGTTCCTTATTCATTCTTCGGAAGACTTTCATAGGAAACCACCCTGCCATAACTATATCAGTTTTTTCTTTGTTTCGCTGAGAAACTGGCTTTCCATCAAAATAAAGTAACTGTTGTCTATAGGCATTAACTTTAGCTTGTGATTCAGAATCTCCAACAGGTAAGTGTATTTTTTGGTTTTCAAATAATCCAGCCATTGAACCAACACCGTACATAGGGTCATGCTTATTATTTCCAGTTACATGTCCTTGCATTGTTATACCACCTCTTAAAACAAATTCTTTTATTTTATCATCTTGTCTAATAGCTGTTTGAAATCCATTTTCTTCAATAATCCAATGTTGTAAATCATATTTGTGTAACCAATCAGACATAATCTGTAAAGCATGCTTCACTCCCCCACCTTGTCTATTTTCAATATCAATTAAGAAAAGTTCACCTCTAGGTGCATTAATACCCCATAGTACAGCTGCTTGATAACCAGAAGAAGCAGGGTCAAGTCCAGCAACTAAATATAAGTTGCCTGGTACCTGCCCAATAACTAAGTCAGGCCTCATACATTGGTCAATCATATTCATTGTGAATATTTGTGTACCTTCAACAAAGGCCTGATTGTAATAAACCATCTCAAATATTTTTCTACCACCTGTAGTTTCTGCTGCTTGCATTCTTGTATTAAGCCATTTAAAAGTTCTTTTGCCTGGCCATAACATACATTCAACATGTTCATCTACTTCATGGTCTGGTATTTGACAATCAAGATTATGTGCTGTTTCAACTATTTGGTCAAATGAATCATTAGCTAAAAGATGATGATATAAATCATCTGAGTGTTGTCTTGAACCTATTACAACTACAGCAGTATGTTCCTCTTTTCTTGAAGATAAAGTTGTTGTCCACCATTGCCTAGTATTTTCTCTTGCACCAGGTTGCATTGTTGTTTGATGGTCCTCAATGTCGTCTGCAATTATTAAGTCACAGTCCCTTGATAAGATTTTGCCACCTTTACCTACAGCAACCATTGTTGGTGATTTAATACCTGGTACTGTTCTAGTACCTACAGTAAATTGATTTTGTGACCACATCTTACCTGACCTATTATCAGGTTTAAACTTCTTTCCAGGTGCGCAGAAATCTTCTTGAAGTCTTTCATTATCATCAAGATGTTCTAATACCGCTGATACAGCATTCTTTGCAATGTCCTCATTTCCACCTACCCACATTATTCTTATGTTTGGGTTTTTCATTATTTGATACACTGCAAAATGAATTAATAATTCTGTTTTGCCATGTCTTGGTGGACTTAATATAATTAATTCTTTACCCCCCTCTATAGCATCTATAATATTATTTATCCAGTTCTTATGAAAATCAGCAGTCTCATATTTTTCGCCCGTTTCTGTAGCAAAATATCTATTGCGAAAGCTCGAAAAATTCTCTAAACTTGCTTTAGTTTCGTCTGATATCTCCCAATCCTCTGCAGCTACTTCGTTCTTAACATCTATTTTGTATGCTGCTGCCATTCTGGATACTGTGGCACTAGTGGTGCCTAAAGCTTGCGCTATCTCACCCACAGTAAGGGTGCCTGCTGCGAGTTCTTCCCCGTATTTTTCTTTAAATTCGTCATAAAAATTTCCCCTACGTACACTTGTTGAATCGCCCGAATCTGATTTGATTTCTTTATTGATGGGTTTCTCTTTAATTTCACCATTCTGGGATTGCGCCCAGGTTCTTTTATTACATGTGGTACTACAAAACTTCCTCTGTTTGCCTTTCAGACGCTTCTTACAACCGCTTCCAGCGCATATAACTCGGGTACTTTTTTCTGGCATAAAGACTAAACCATTTTAGATTGTTGCATAGATAGAATTATATGCTATATTCTTAAATTATACAAACATTGAAGGCTAGTAAATAGTCACAAGTGAAGGTGCCATCGGGAGGCAGAAAGCTTAGAATCGGTAATACGATACAGTAGGAACACAAACTAAGTACTCAAGAACTTTAGAAAAACTTCAATAATCATAAGGACTTATACAGTAGCCCGCTACGCTCAAAATAACTCCCCTTACTTACGTACGCAAGTTACCAGCATATTTTTTATTAGATACGTTTAATAAACAAGGACCTTAAGTTGAGATGTGTAGGTCAAAGGCTTAGATGTAGTAGTGTAAGACAAAATGAACTAAAAAGTCTATCATATGTTCCAAAGTAAGGACATACTTTATAGT